ACCCGGTGGGGGCAAAGGCCCGCTTGTCTCGGAAGATTCCAGTTTGACATTGCAGTCACCGACGACCAAGAGGAACCAACAATGCAGGTACGCCGCCTCACCCCACTCGAATGTGAACGGCTAATGGGATGGCCCGATAATCACACCGCTGTCGGCACCAACGGCCCCGTCTCAGACACCAACCGCTACAAAATGTGCGGCAACGGGGTCGCCTCCCCGGTCGCACAATGGATCGGTGAAGCCATCATGCGATGCCGTCCCGATGCTGAACCACGCTCGTTCATGGACCACTACCTTGACCAGCTTGAAGCTGAACGGCGTTCCGATGCTGGAATGTGACCACTGCGGAACCGTTGAACGCGCCCTAACGCTGTGGCCCGAAGACATCCACCGCTCATGCCCCTGTATGTGTCATGTCCGGCGGAACGAACACAACGCCGAAGCTGAACGCATCCAGGCACGACGACGCGGGATCATCACCCCAAGAAAGAAAAAGACATGAGCCAAGCGTGGCGCGACAAGGCTGCCTGTAAAGGTGTGCCTATCGGTGTGTTCTTCCCGGAGATACCCCAGGGGGACTCATCGAGTCATTGGTGGCGCAAGGCCCGCACCTACTGTGAAGGCTGCATCGTCAAAGCTGACTGTCTTGCGTTCGTTCTGCCGTTCGAGGCTGAGGCAGGCCGCCGCAACGGTATGTGGGCCGGTATGACCCCACGCGAACGGGACATACATACCGCGCACCCTCTCACGATCCGCCTACGATAAACGCCCTCCAGGATCACGCCTGCACCACGATCCCGTGCTGCCCCGTATGCAGGGTGCTTAGCCTTTTCGTCATGACGTTATTGCCAGCTGACTGACCCCAGGAAAGGGAGAACCCCGCCGCACCGGGAAGGGGGAACCAGTGGGCGGGGCCTCAGGGGGAGATTATCACACCCTGTCGGGTGCCGTCTCGATTCTGTATTGGTGCGCGTAACACATCGTACAGCTCACGGCTGCATGATCCGCGTCGTCATGGCTGCGGAACCGGGTGGCCCGTTCGGGTTGCCGTACCCACTGCCACACTTCGGTGCGCGAGTATCGGAACCATGCAACGGACCGCCCGCTGACAGTCTTGGCGATGAGGTAGCGGGTGTCACGCTTTCTTTTGCGGATCACTTCCTGCGGCGTTCGAGAGCTTTCACGTTCGGGACGACGAACGCTGCCCCGACCGCCTGCACTATGAGGGCCAACCCGAAATAGTTGTCTGCCAGGGGAAGCCCTGCGAACATCAATAGGAACCCGAACGCGATACCCCAGCCGTACAGTCGGCGCGGGTGTGGTATGCCTTGCCTGTCGCGCATGGCGGCGGTCCGTTCCGCAAGGGTACGCGGTATCGGGGTCCCGTAGGACGGGTGCCAGTCCGACCGTCTGTTCATTAGTTGCCCCTTTCAGTGGCGTTACCGAACGGGTGCGCCCCGTCCGTGTCTGTTTCTTCCCGCGGGTGCGGGTCGATCATTGCGGCGACATAGCCCAACGTCCACGCGATACCGTCGAACACTCCCCGCGCATCGTCCGGCAGGGCCGCCATAATGCGGGTGTCTGCCAGCTCGCGGGCAGCGTTGTCGATGATTCGCCACGCCCGCACCAATTCGTCCGCGCTCATGCCTGGCCCCCGTTCCGATCGGCGCACCCGTTACCGTAGAAAGACCCGCACCACGCCAGCCCGGAATCGTCCGCCACACTGTCGGCAGCGTTGCACGGGCCGCCGCAGTCTACGCACGGCACCCCCGCCTCCTTGCCGCCGTCCACGAGATAATCGCCCCCGTTGTATGTGGTAGCCACCCCGCTAGGTATGTGGTGAACCGTGACGTAGTAGTCACCAATTCGGGCGGGTGTTTCCCATTCGATCACCCGCGCCACGGCCCTATCGGGTGACCAGTCCCACACGGTAAAGCTAGCGGCGGGGTTAGCCATGTGAATGGCAGTCACTTCCCATTCGGTACGCTTCATCACTTGCCCCGCCCGTTCCGGTCGAGGGTGCAGCCGTGGCACTCGCACCCGTCCGCCGCGCCAATGTCAAGGCCACGCATGAACCGTTCCGCCGCGTCACCCGTCCGCCAGGGCGTGGACGTGAGATCGTCCGCGCCGTCTCGCCCGTAGCGGGTCACCAATGACCCGTAGCGGCAGAACAGAACCACACGATGCGCCCGCCAAGTGTTTTCCATGTCCCCCGCGGAAGACTCCCGCACCGCCAACGCACCGCCAGCCAGCTGCCGCCAGCTGTTGATACGCGAACGGAAAAACCGCCGCGTTGCCGCGTCGAAATAGTGGCCCGCCACCCGGTCCGGGATGTGTTCCCAACGCCACACCGACGCGAGATCCGCGGTACGCCCGCGGCATCCTTTGCACTCGCACGGGAACACTTGCCCCGTGGCCTTGTCTCTCTGTTCTGTTGCCATTACTGGCCCCCTTTTTCTGTTAGCAAGCTTGCGCCCGTCCTGTTCTGCAATCGTGGCACGAATCCTTGCCCGTGTCAAGAACCCTCGTAAGGGTAGTGCGCGGGTGGGAATCGAACCCACCTAGCGGGCCGATCCCGCCGCGCCAGGCGGATCAGTCCGCCGCTACTAGCACCGTCCCGTCCGGGTCCGGACATCCGCCAGCCCACCGCCCCGACACCGGCGACCCGTGCCACACTGACGGCGCGTGAATCACCACGAACCGCCGCCCGTCCACATTCCGCAACAGTCTGCCCGCACCCGCCGGGACAGTCTGCCCGCACAAGTGACACGGCCCCGCGTACTTGTTGCCGCGTTCCACTACGCCGCCCCGAACGCCACTAGCACCGCCGCTTGCGTGTCGCCTGCCGCCGCACGCGCCCGCAGCCACTCACCGCGCGCACGGTTGTGCGCCGCCCGCAATACGGCAAGCGTGCCACGATCCGCGCCCGCATGATACGCCCGGTCGAACGTCCGTGCCGCCGCTTGCATTTCTGCCGCGGCAAGTTCCACCGCGCTAGGCCGCGGTATCCCGTTCGGCGGGGCCTCATCCCCTGCCCGTCCCGTCGTTGCCATTATGTTTACCCTTTCATTGGTGGCCTGCCTCATCAGTCGCGGGAGGCCATCTCCGCGAGACAGTCCCTAGCAGGACTGTTTCGGCATTCAGTCCGCTGCGAGAGAATCCGCGAGAGTGTCTCCCCATTCTGCCCGTTGCCCGTCCTCATAGCCTGTTTCGTATTCGTTCGCCACGTCATCCCAACAGTCCGCGTCCGGGTCCCCGCCGTGAATCGTCGCCGCCTCATCCACAAGGTCCCCGATAAGCTCCGGCATCGACTCGCCGGCCCACTCGCCCGACAGTGGATCGATACGCCTTTCTCCGTTGCGGGCCGCCATCCGGCCCGCCTCGTAGCCACGTTCCCGCGCGGCATCCATGACCTTTTCGTAGGTCCTGCCCATTATGTTCCCCTTTCTAGGTTGTACCGCCAGTGCGGTAGCGGGCGGACAGGCGGCGAGCCTGTCGCGGGCCTTGCCCCGCCCGTCCTGGTCAGTCCTCACCAACCCTTGGTGAGGTTCTGCCAGTAGGATTCCATGACCGCATCGTAGACACGGCGAGGGACCTCACCCGTAGCGACAGGCTCAAACACGATGTCGCTCACGGAGCCTGCCCGCCTCTCCCAGTACATGAGGCATGCGGTCATACAGTCACGGCACAGCGGGCCTCCCCCGCCGAGGTCGTCCGCCACCAGCCCCGCCGTGTGGCAATCCTCGCACACCCCCTCATAGCGGGGATAGTCCGCAAGGGTTCTCACCGCCTGCACCTCCCCATAGTTTGTTGCCCACTTGCTAGACATTGTTTCCCCTTTCTGGTGGCAAGCTCGGTGCCTGCATGACCACACTCTAGGGAACCGTGCGACACTTGTCAAGGGTATTTGACCAACTATCCAAGTGTGACAATTGGCACAGCACAAGTACAATACAAGTAAGGCCAACCTAACAACCGGTAACACAAGTTGCATACAAGTTAGGCGGACCTAACCTCGACTCACGCCCTCAACAATGAGACGATCCCCGCCCCCGTGTCTCACACGCTACGAAAACCACCCAGGGTGGCCGGTAACCACTCTCCGTGGTCGAACTTGATACGCCCATAATGTTAGTTATGTCAGAAACGCACACGCGCCCGCCAGGCCACAACCGGGGGTCTGCCGAGGCACCCACCCCCGGGAATATGTATATCTCTTCATGCGGGGTGTCACTCTTTTGGGGTGTGCGGCGTTTAGGGTTGTGCTGTGAGGTGCTTCGAGCTGCTGTGACCAACCCGAACGTAGTGAGGGGCGGTAGCCCAAGCCGGAGGCGCGGGAGTTGCTCGCTTGGTTGATCACCGGTTTCGGGTTCGCTTCCCCCACGGTTTACAACCTTGATGGTTGATGGTCGCCGTTGCTAGTTGTTTTTAGCCGACACCGGTTTGGTTGAGTCTTTGGTCGTTGACTCGAACGCTGCTTGATTCTCTTACGCAACAGGGCCAGGGTCGGTCGTGGGTACTGGTTGGTTGCAGGGATCATCTACCCGCGTCCCCGCGTGTGTTCTACCTACAGAGTGCAATCCCCTATGAGGCCGTGGGTGCCGTGTCTGCCTCCCGGCGAGACGGTCTTTCTCGGTTGCGGTGGTGAGTGTACATGGTGGTGTAAGGTGCGTGTCAACTTTTCAAGTGTAAAACTTCATGGGTACTAAGCGAGCTGTTTCTGTTGCTGACAAAGCAAAGTTTTTTGCGTTGGTGACTGCTGGGCATACGATCAGGGATGCGTCGAGGCAGGCTGGGGTTCATTACAATACGGGTTCGAATTGGGTGAAGAAAGCGAAGTTGTTGGCTGCTCAACGTGAGGAGGCGGAGCATCGGGCGCATCGCGGTAAGGGGTCGGGGGGTCGTCAGCAGCATGATTTTCAGTTGGCGTTGGATGCTGCGGATTTGCCGTCGGTGGTGCCGGTTGACTTGTTGTGTGATGAGGCGCGGAGGGGGTTGGAGGATTTTGATTTCTTCAGGCGACACTATTTGGGGAGGGTGCCGTCTCCGTGGCAGGTTGAGGCCGCGTATCAGCTGATTGAGTTGTTGGAGTCGGAGGAGAAAGAGTTTGTTGTACTGAACGTGCCTCCGGGTGCGGGTAAGTCGACTTTGTTTCATGATGTTGCGGTGTGGGCGATTGTCCGTAACCGTCGTATTCGTGTGATGATTGGGTCGGTGTCGCAGAATATGGCGAAGTTGTATTCGCGTCGTATTCGTGAAACTTTGGAGCGTGTGCAACCGATTCAGCCTGATCCGATGATGGTGGCTAAGGGGATTGCGGTGAACGCGGAGGGGTGTTTGGCGTTGGATTACGGCAGGTTCCGCCCGACCGACAAAGGGGCGTTGTGGCGAGCCGACGAGTTTGTTGTTGAACAGTTGGATGGGAATGGGTTGGACAACAAGGAACCAACTGTCAGGGCTTACGGTATCGAAGCCGAGTTCATTGGTCACCGCGCCGACCTTTGCTTGTTTGACGATGTGGCTTCCCCTGATAACGCCCGTGAGTCTGTTGCTAGGGACAAACTGTTGGAACGGTGGGACAATGTGGCGGAGGCCCGCTGCGATCCGGGTGGCCTGTTGGCGGTGGTCGGTCAGCGGTTGGGGTCAGGTGACCTGTACGCGCATTGCCTCGCCAAAGAAACGTATGACATTGAGGACGACATCAACTATGACGGGTCGGATGTGGAATCTCCTGAGGATGTGCAGGAGGGGCAACCGGTCCGTCAGAAGAAGTATCGCCACATCATCTACAAAGCGTATTACGAGGAGTTGGATACGGGGAAAGCTTCCCGAGCGTTCAACGCTTTGCCGTATCCTGATGGCCCGCTGCTGGACCCGAAACGGCTCCCGTGGAAAGACCTGTCGTTTATTCGCTACTCGAAACCTGATGTGTTCAACGTGGTGTACCAGCAGGAAGACCTTGATTTGGATTCCCGTCTTATTGACCGCACCTGGATGACTGGTGGCACCGGCATGGATGGGGTTCACTACCCGGGTTGTATCGACAATGAACGCCAACCGGGGTACATCCCTGAGGGTTTGGCGCACCCGTGGATTTCTCTTGTGGCGGTTGACCCCAGCCCGACAATGTTTTGGGCGTTTGTGTGGATCATTTACCAGCCTGATTTGAAGCTTTACCATGTGGTTGATGTGGAACGGGTCAAACTGTCCGCTGAGGAGGTGTTGGGGTACGACACGATGACTGGCGAGTATTCGGGTTTGATGAACGAATGGCAGGAACGGTCATACGATATGGGGTATCCGATTAGTCATTGGGTGGTTGAAATCAACGCGGCCCAACGGTTTTTGTTGCAACATGATTTTGTGCGGAAATGGCAGGCCGCGAACCGGGTGAATGTGGTTCCGCACACCACGACCCGCAACAAGGTGGATGAGAACCTGGGGGTGGAGGCTTTGTTGCCGCCTGTGATCCGGTCGGGGGCTATGCGGTTCCCGTCGATGAGGGGCAACTGGAAGACGTTGGCGGCTTTGGAGGAGCTGACGAAATGGTCCCGCGACAAGAAGAACGGGACGGACATCGTGATGGCTTTGTGGATGGCGGTTTTGAACATCCCTAATTTGACTCAGGCGAAACGCCCTCCGCGCCAGTGGCGACCTTCGTGGATGTTGACCAGTTGAACTGTGTTATCTTTACGTTGGTTCCGTCTAGCAAAGGTGCTGCATGAAGACAGTTGAGGAAATCGTTGCCCTGTACCGTGACCGGCACACGACCCTCGGCCCTGTTCTCCAGCAGATGCGCGAAGTGCGTCGCCTCGCAAACGGCGAAGTGGTCGTACCATTGTCCGAACTTGACCGCACCGCACGATCCTCAGTGGCGAACCTGTTCGTCCAGGGGCTTGATCAGATGGCGATGCGTGTCACCTCGACACAGCCGACACCGTATTTCCCTGCGTTGCGTGAAGGACAGGACCGTTCGATGCAGTTCGCCCGTGACAGGAAGCGGGCCATGCTGTCGATTTGGGATCAGAACCGGATGGGACAGAAGGACCGTCGACGCGCCCGCAACTTTTTTGCGTACTCATCCGCACCGGTGTTCCTGAAACCGAACTTTGATAAGCGGCTGGTGGAGTGGCATCTGCGGAACCCGCTTGACACGTTTGCCGCACCTGTCGTTGACGAGTCAAACCCTGTCCCCGACGACGTGATTTTTACTTACAGCCGCAGCTATCAGTGGTTGATGCGTAACTATGGGTTCCTGAACGGTGTGTTGCGGGTTGGTGACCCCGCCCCTGACGACATGTTCACTGTTTTGGAGTATGTCGACGACATGGAAGTCGTGCTGGTTGTTCTTGGTTATGAACGTGACCGTGATCCGCTGTCCGGTTCGATGTATATGGGTCGTCCTGCGGTGGAGTTGTCGCGTGTCCCGAACCGTTGCGGTATGCCACTTGTGGTTATCCCGTCCCGTATCACGCTTGACAAGCCGAAAGGCCAGTTCGATGGGCTGCTCGGCATGTATTACACCCGTGCAAGACTTCAGGCACTCACCGAAATCGCTATTGAGCGAGGGATTTTCCCTGACGAGTACCTCGTGTCGCGTCCCGGTGAGAACCCTGAAATCATTCAGATTGCTGACGGCAAGACAGGTCAGCTTGGTGTCGTCAAGGGTGGCGACATTCAGCAGTTGCAGTCCCAGCCGGGCTACAAAACTGACACCGCGTTGGACAGGTTGGAACGCCAGGAGCGTTTGGAGGGTGCCATCCCCGCCGAGTTCGGTGGTGAAAGCGGCACGAACATCCGTACCGGTCGCCGTGGCGAGTCAATTCTGTCCGCAACAGTTGATTTCCGTATCCAAGAGGCGCAGGACATCATGGCTGCCGCCCGTGTCGAGGAAGACAAGATTGCTATCCACATGGAAAAGACGTATTGGGGTAACACACCGAAGTCTTTTTTCATTCCCGGCATGAAGGGAGGCGTGAAGGATTACACGCCGAACAAACTGTGGGAAACCGATTTCCATTATGTGTCGTACTCTGCGTCGGGTTCCGATGTGAACAGCTTGATTGTCGGGTTGGGTCAGCGTCTCGGCACCGGTCTGATGTCGAAGGAGTCGGCCCGTGAGGCAGACCCGCTGATTACGGACCCCGAACTGGAAAAGGACCGTATCGTCGCGGAAGGTATTGAGGCGGCACTGTTGTCGTCTATTCAGGCACAAGCCGCAGATCCGAACGGCCCGTACCAGCCCGACGATTTGGCGTTCATCGCAGAACAAGTCCAGTCAAACAAGATGTCTCTGCCTGAGGCGATCATGGCTGCACAGAAACGCGCACAGGAACGACAGGCCACCCCTGCTGAGGTGGGTTCACCGGAGACGATGCCTGGTTTGGCGATGCCAGGGATGGGTGCTGAACAGCCCGTTGAGGCTCCGCCTGCCGGGATGGAAGGTCTGCTCGCCCAGCTCGGTGGTGGTGGTGCCGCATCGGCGCAGCAGCCGACTTCGCCGGGTGGTGTGTTGAGTCTTGCTAACAGGTTGGGTTGATCATGGCGGCAAAGAAGTATTCAAACAGGTCTGATTTGTCTAACCCCGCGAAGAAGGTGGCTGTTGCGGCGGCTAAGGGTCAGACGTATGGTGAGGCTGGGAAGCAGATGGAATCTCAGCGGGCTGTGCCGATGGCTGCTGCACCGACTGATGCTGTGCAGTCCGCACCGTCTGTGGGGCCGGGTCAGTTGGGTGCGTTCAACCGTCCGACTGAACGCCCGACGGAGCCTGTCACGGCTGGCGCATCGTTTGGTCCTGGGCCTACGCCGTCCACACGGTTCGCGGTTCCGCGCGACAATGACCCCGTTTTGAACGAGTTGCGGGCGTTGTATGAGGCGTACCCGAATGATGATTTGGCTGACATGATTGATTCGTACATTCGTGAGGGGTACTGATGCCTTTTTCGGCGTTTGATCCTGTCAACGAGGAATCATCAAACGAGCAGGCTGTCAATGTTGTTGCGGAGATTGAACGACTGAAGAAGTCTGCCCGACCTGAGGTGTCTTCTCGTATCGCAGAGATTTACCGGTCTGCACCGTACATTCCGCCTGCGGTTATTTTGTCGATGGCGAAGGCCGGGGTGTCTGACCAAACTGTTGAGGCATCCAAGAAGGCTGCGGCAATCAAGTATGTGCGCGACAACGACCCGCAACGTGATGACGGCAACTGGTTCTCCAGGAATGTGTACGGCAATTTCAAGGCGGCAACCCGCTGGACTTTTGCTGGTTTGCAGTTGCTTCCTGATTTGGCGCAGAACGTCGGCGCAGAAATATTCTCCCCGAATGATCCTGCTGGTATGGATGGCTGGTTCAAGTCCACGAACCTCGGCACCCTCATCTCGAACTCGTCTCAGGCTGGCGAAGGTTTCTTTATTGGTGGCGAAGCGGCTGAGAAGCAGGCTGAACGCGCCCGCAAGTTCCGTGGCACGATCAACAATCATGCGTGGACTATCGGGCGTGGTGCGGCACAACTAGCGTTCACCCCCGGCTCGAAGCCGTACAACGTGCTGTCAGGGTTTGTTGATGCGGCGGTGGCTATCGGCGCAGACCCGACCACCCTCGCAGGGAAGCCTATTGCTGCGGCCCGAACGGCTCGGGCAACAATCCCCGGTTTGGTTGGTGCTGATGCGTTGACTGCAGCCCGTGCTTTGGCTAAGGGCGAGGCAGGGTTGGGGTCTGCTGAACAGATTGCTTTTGAGGGAACAAAGTTCGGCAAGTGGGTCACTTCCGACAACAGGGCTGTCCGTTTGACGGGGCAAATTGTGGACATCGCCAAGAACGCTGACCTGACCGACGAAGAAAAAGTTTTGTCTCTGCTGGAAAAGTTTGATTACAACATTTCCCCTCAGATTGCGCGGGAGTTCGCCAAAGCTGATGACGGTCTGAAGGTTCAGGGTTTGCTCGGGGAGGCTTCCAGCAGGTTGCAGGGGACACCGGATGAGATTCTGCTTCCGAAGGATGTCCGCGAGATTCGCGGTGCTACCGCCACCTCGGCGTGGCTTGACGAAAAAGCTGAGCGTGTCCCGTTGTTCCGTAATGTCCGCAACAACCGGTTTTTCAGTCAGGTGCCGAAGAACCAGGTTGTTATCAACGGGTCAGGTATTGACAAGGCGCAGGCAATCAAGAACTATTCGAACTACATGAAGGGTATCGGGTTCGGGCCTGATAGCGACGAATACAAGAATGTGATGGGGCAGGTTGTTCGGGCGTATTCGTTGTCTGATCCTGGTGCGTCTCGTCCTGCTGTCCAAGCGGCGTTTGATAATGCTTTGCGTGTCATTGCTACGAAGGCCGCTGGGCGTACCGGTGCGAATGTTGATGATGTGTGGAAGCGGATGGTTGCTGCAAAGAACGCTGAACTTGCCAAGTCGAGGGTGTTCACGGTGGACGAAATCGGTTGGGCTGACGACGGTGGTTTGGTTCAAAGCCTTCTGAAGTATTTTCCGCAGGAAGTCATTGATGATTTGCCGCAGGACGCACTTGATCGTCTTGTTTTGACGGGACCAGGGGCGTTGAACGAACTGGCTGATGAGGTTGCGGTTCTCCCTGATTTCAGGGAAGTCCGCAAGTTTGCTGGCATCTTGTCAAGGGTCAGCACGAAGCAGCCTGTTGAGAAGGTGAACGCTCTGATTGAGTCGGCGCAGAACGAACTGTGGAAGCCGTTGGCGTTGGCTACCGGCGGTTACATCATGCGTAACATGATTGATGCTCAGACCCGTATTGCGATGAACGGGATGTCGGGTGTGTTCCGCCATCCGCAGGATTTCATTCTGTGGGTGATGAACAAGAAGGGTTTTGAGGACATCAGGGGCATTGACTTTGAGGATGTTCTTCGTACCAACGTGGAGGAGTGGGGCGAGAACCAGCGCGAGATGGTTGATGCTCTCACGTTTGACACATACAAGAATCTTGATCGTTCTGTTGACGCGAAGATAAACCAGTTTCGTAACGGCAACTGGACTGAAGTGAACCAGGGGGTTGATCCAAACGCGCACCGTATCGGCTATGTTGACAACCTTGCACAGATTCATACCGACGCGGTAAATGGTCAGATTTCGCGGTTTGATTTGATGGGTTTGACTGAGGAACGCCAAACCGAACTCATTATCCAGTGGTTGAATCAGCCGGAACAGGCCAAGATTCTTGAGTCGTTGAACCGTTACGCCAAGCTTGGTTTGAAGGTTGGTGACCCCGAAAACGGCAATGTTGGTGCCGTTATCCAGTTGGGCGACAATGCTTTAGAAGATTTTGTTGCTGGCTGGGTCAGCAAGTTGTCTCGCATGAAAACCAGCACCATCACCCGTGGCGACAAGGATTTGCAGGTTGTTGCCGCATACAACCGTGTCCCGCTTATCACCAGCGAGAACGGGGTGCGGGTTATTGCACCGATTGAACGCATAAACGCGGATGACCTCGCCAACATTACGGACACCCGCCCCGGGACGATTGTTGATTTGGGCAACGACAAGCAGGGGGTCATTGTCAACCGGTTTGACAGGGCAGGCAATCAGATTGATCCGTTCACGGGTGAAGTGATGACTGATGTTGTGCTGGACATTCAGCCTGTGTTCAATGATGTTGCTATTGACATTCCTGTCGCACAGTTCGCCCCTGAGGTGCTGGGCGAATCCTATGGTTCTGCCGAACTGCGTGAACTTCTCACCATCAAAGGCAACCAAGGTCAACTTGCCCAGTTCGTCAAACGAGCTGAACGAGGCGCGGGACAGGTTGCGTCACGCCGGTTCGGTAAGGCTGGTGCCGCAGCCGACTATTTCGTTGACAAGTTCTTCGTCGGTCTTTACGGGCGTGGCACACAGATTCTTGAGAAGTCGCCGGTGTTCCGCCAATACTATTTCCGTGAGATTCTCGCTACCGCCGACGAGTTGGCACCTGACCAGGCGCAGATGATTCTGTCGAGGGTGTTGGCTTCTGCCGAACAGGAAGGTATTCCTGCGGCCCGTTATGTCGGCGGCAAGGATGTCCTTGAAAAACTGAAGACCGTTGCTGATTCCGTGTCGGATGCGACCGGGACCGTGGACGAACTGGATGCTTACGCAAAAGCGGTGGCTCTCCGCGAAACCAAAAACCTTCTGTACAACGCAACAGAGCGTTCCAACCTGGAAGACATCCTCCGTGTCGTCATCCCGTTCGGTGCTGCATGGCGCGAAGTTCTCGGCACCTACGCCCGCGCAACCATCGAAGACCCCACCCGTATCCGCCGCGCACAACTCATCTTTGACGGCGCACGAAAGTTTGATCCCGACGGCGACGGCGAAGGATTCTTCTACAAGGATGCCACCACCGGGGAATACTCGTTCAACTTCCCGCTTTCAGGTTGGTTCTCCCAGCTGCTGACAGGGTTGGACACCCCGTTGCAGGCACCCGTGAAGCGTATCTCTATCGGTCTTGGTGTCATCCCGTCTGTCGGCCCGGTCGGGCAGATTGCCGCATCGAAACTGTTGCCGGACACACCTTCAATTGATTTCGTCAGGGGAATCCTGCTCCCATATGGTGAGAAAACCACATTGGGTTTGGTCCCGAAATGGGTGTCCCGCCTGAACGAAGCTTGGGAACAAAACACGATGAACCTTGGAACCGTGTACGGAAACACCTATATTGAAACCCTTCGAGCGTTGTCCACCTCCGGTGAGTACGACCTTGCGGATTTCAACGATCAGGAACAACTGTACGCCGACGCACGATGGAAAGCCCGCATTATCACCAGTATGCGGGCATTGGGCCAGTTCTTCGGTCCTACCGCCCCCAGCCCCGAGTTCCGTATCACCACCAAAGACGGCGACATGTACGCCACTCAGCTCGTAAAAGAGTTCCAAAAGTTGCAGGCAGACAACTACGACACCGCCGTGTCCGAGTTTCTCCGCATCTACGGCAACGATGCCCTGCTGTATCTGTCAAACAAAACCGAATCTGTTGCGGGCGGGCTGGAAGCCACCGAACAGTTCGGAGACTGGGAACGCCGCAACGGTGACCTGCTGAAGAAGTACCCGAATGTTGCCGGGTTCATGGCCCCAGGTGGCGACAACTTCTCGTTCGAGGTGTGGTCACGTCAGGTGACCAGCGGGAAACGCCGCCGTCTCACCGACCGTGAAATCGTGGAAGCAGCCCAATACAGGGCGGCAGCATCCCAGTATCGGGCTATGCGCGACAAGCTTCCTGCGTCTCCGTCCGCTGAACAGAAGGCATGGCTCCGCAGGTGGCGGCAAAAACTGAACAAGGAATATCCTGGTTTTCCGGTTGTTGCAGAGTTCAACCCTGGTGAGTTCCCCGCCAAGATTGAGGAACTGACACGCATGGTTCAGGAGGGTTCCCTTGCTGACAATGATGTGGCTCAGGCGACTGCCCTGTATCTGCGGAAGCGTGATCAGGCGTTGCAGTCGGCGGCATCGGCTGGGTATTCCAGTTTGGCTTCTAACGCTGCGGCCCCGTTGCGGGACTGGCTAATTGGTCACGCGCAGGCGATTGTGGCGGAGACACCCGAGTTTGCCCGTATTTATGACAGACTGTTGGCTGCGGAAATCGAGGATTGAGAATGGCTGAGCAGACGAACACAACCACGGATGAGGTGAACGACAATCCGCCTCCGCTTATTCCGTCTACTGGGAGCAGCAATGCTTTGCTTCCTGGTGTGCGTTTGCGTCCCCGCAAGGTCACTAGCGTTGCCGAAGGTGTAACGGTTGCACAAACCGAGTACACCCCTCAGGGTTACACCGGTCAGAACCTTGTCAACAAGGACGGTGTGCTTGTTCGGGGCCAGTACAGCGAGGATGAGGCGTTCAGCGAGATAGCCCGGTTTGGGACACCAGCGGAACGATCAGCAGTGTTGAACCGTTTGGCTGCTCTCGGCCTGTACGGGAACTCTCGTCCGTCTTCTAGTGGCACGATGTCACGCGACATTTCTGCTGTGAAGAACGCGATGTTGTACGCCAACGCCGAGGGTGTAACCCTTGATGTTGCCCTCAATTTGATGGCTGCTGATCCGAGCATCAAAGCGAAGGTTGCTGGCGGTGCGAGGGTTCGGACGACCGCAAAACAGGATTTGCGTCAGGTGTTCAAGCAGGCTGCTGGTTCGGTGTTGGGTCGCCAGTTGTCTGATGCTGAGGTCGAAAAGTTTGTTCGTTCGTATAACGCTATGGAGGTGTCTGAGGCTATGGGTGGGGTGGCTGTGCCGACTGCTCAGACAGCGGCGTTGGAGGCTGTGGAGGCTTCTAACCCGGAGGAGGCTGGGGCGATGAAAATGTTGGGTTATGCGGATGTTATTGGCCAGTTGATGAAAGGTCTTGGCTGATGGCTGAAACCCCGAAAACCCGTGAAGATTTCAATCTTGAGTTCCAAAGGTTGATGACACGAATCAACGAAAACGAGCGTGTGTTCCGATCCTCGGCGCAGTTTTCTGCTGAATACAACAAGGCCGTTGAGGACCGCAAGACGTTGTTCAAGTCCTACACGGATTTGCTGACGAACATGATCAAGACTGTCGGCATTGTTGGTGCAGACCTGAAGCCGAACTACAAGGTTCCGGCTTCTTTGACGAAGATTTCTAAGGCGTTGAGCGACCCGAAAACTGCTGAGGCGACTGTTCAGGCTATTGCGCCTCAGGTTGGTTCAAAGGTTGCTGGGGTTGCTAACCCGAATCCTTTGACGAATTATTGGCTTGTGAGCGGCCCGAAGGCTGGCACAGGGCCGAAGGTTGATGGGCAGCCGACTGGTCCTGCGGCTCCGACTGGTCCTACGGCTCCGGGTGTTCCTGGCGGCGGTGGTGGTAGGGGTGGTAGAGGCGGCAAGTTGCCGTCTGCACCGAAGATGAACTGGGATCGTGTCTCAGCAAAGTTCCGCGAACTGTTCCCCACGCAAGCATGGATTCTTGATGTGGACCCAGCGAAGTACCCGGATGTCCGTCAGGTCATTGAGTCTGCTGTCACCCTGAACGAAACCCCCGAACGGTTCGCGGCCCGGTTCCAAAACACGTCGTTCTATAAGGAGCTGGCAACCACCAACAAGGTGCGCGACATCAAGGCTTTGGTGGGTGACGCAGGCTTTGACTCTGTGCCGTTCAACGCTTTCGTGACGAAGGCAATGAACCTCGGCTGGGACGGCGACACCCTCAAGTTCGAGGCATACAAAGAAGCGTTCCGCAAGGACGACACAGGCCAGTTCGTCAACCCGACCGCTGTTACCCGCATCAAAAAGTCCAACGACTATTTGGGTATCGCCAACATCGGCAAGGCGTACTTCAACCAGGTTTCGGACGACACCATCCAGCGGACCTTGACCGGTGAGATGACGACAGATGATGTGCAACGCCAGCAGCGTGAGGTGGCAAAAGCCCGGTACGGGCATCTTTCCCCGCTGATTGATCAGGGTTTGACGTTGGATGAAATCAGTGGGTCGTTCAAGACTTCGGCGGCACAGCTGTTGGAGGTTGACCCGAACACGATTGACATGTCGAACGCCCAGTATGAGGTTGCCCTCAATTTTGGGGAGGAAGGCAAGAAGCGTGTGATGACGAATGGGGAGTGGCAGAAACTTCTGCGTACTGATGCACGGTATGGTTGGGATAAGACTGAGAACGCCAAGCGTGAGGCCCGCGAGTTGGCGAACACAATCAGTCAGGCGTTCGGGAGGATTATCTGATGGCTGACACTACTGATTCTGCGTTTGGGATTCTTCGCCAAACCCTTGCGTTCTACGGTTTGACGGATCAGGCTTTCCTTGACGAAGTACAAAAGTTGTGGACCGCCCAAGAAATCGGACCCGGTGACGACATCAACACCATCGGTATCCGCCTGAAGGACACCAAAGCATTTCAGGACAGGTTCCCCGCCAACAAGATTCTTGCTGACCAAGGCAAACAGCAGTACACGGTCAGCCAGTATCTGACGATAGAGGCCGACTACAAGCGGACCCTCCAGCAGCGAGGGATGCCCCCCGGTTTCTATGACCAGCCAAGCGACTTTCAAAACTTCATCGCCCAAGACGTGTCCCCCGACGAACTGGGCGCACGAATTGACCAGGGCTATCAGGCTGTCCGCAACGCCCCCGCCAACGTCGTTACAGAGTTCCAACGCCTGTACGGTGTCTCCGAAGGTGACCTTGCCGCCTACTTCATAGACCCCACCCGCGCCCGCCCCACGTTCGACCGGTACGAAGCTGAACGGCAGGCACGATCCGCCGCTATTTCCGCGCAGGCACAGCAGCAGGCCCAAATCCAGTTGCAAACCCAGGAAGCTGAGGCTCTTGCCAGGGCTGGGGTCACCCCGGAGCAGGCACAGGCTGGGTTCACCGACATAGCCGAAAGTCAAGGACTGTTCGCAGGGCAGATGCAAGGCGAAGAAGCCGTCAGCCGTGAACAGCAAATCGGGGCCACATTCGGCACCAACGCCGCAGCCCGCAAAGCCATCGCAGACCGTCGCCGTCGCAGAACAGCCGAGTTCCAAGCAGGCGGAGGATTCGCAGGACAAACCCAAGGGACAGCAACCGGTCTGACCACCATCGGTCAATGACCTGCCAAAACTGCGACACCGACTTTGATCCCATCGCCTGTCGATGGCGATGCCCGAACTGCGGACTGAAACACCACTGCTGCGAAGGAACCTGCGGCTCATAGTGGAAACCAAACCACAGTTATGTAATTATTTCGTTTGAAGCCGAGTGCTGGACCCTCAGACCGCCCCCCGAGTCCGAGGCGAACATACGGGGTGTAACAACGTAGCCACCAGGTTTCCTCCGATCCTGGTGTGGACACAAGGAGTGTGCCAATGTCAGATTTCGCAGACGAGTTCTACGAGGACGACGAACAGCCCGAGACGCAGAAGAACCCAGTTCGAGCGCGACTCAAGCAGCTGGAAAAGCAGAACGCTGAACTACTCAAGCAAATTGAGCAGTCCAACGAAGCCCAAAAGAAACTGACCTTCATGGAAGCAGGCATCAACGCCAGCGACCCGAAGTTCAAGTATTTCGTCAAAGGCTACGACGGCGAGTTCACAGCAGAAGCAATCCGGCAGGCAGCTGAAGAAGCACAACTGATTACACCCTCACCGTCACCGGCAAACGAGGACCGTCAGGCGTGGCAGCAATCCAACCGGGTTGCCGCAGGCGCAGAGACATCCTCCGAAGGCCCGTCATGGATGAAACGAATCAATGATGCCCAGTCCGAGTCAGAACTAATGGCGATTTTTGCAGAGGCACAAGCCCAGGGCATCGACCTGGGTGGCAACTAACAACCCTCAACCTGCAAAGGAAAACCCAAAATGGCTGACTACTACGCCGCCGAAACGGGTACCAGCAACCTCAGCGTGGATCAGACCGCGTTCGAGAAGCTCGCGTACTTCGCCCTCCGCCCCGAGATGTACTACGACCAGTTCGCAGATGTCCAGGCAACCAACGCCACCAACCCCGGTGCGACCATCACGTTCACCATCTTCGCAGACCTCGCTGCCGCCACCACGGAGCTGGGCGAGGCTGAGGATGTCACCCCTGTTGCGATGAGCGACAGCCAGGTGTCCGTCACCCTGAAGGAGTACGGCAACGCAACCGTCACGACCGCCAAGCTGCGGGCCACCTCGTTCCTCCCGGTTGACCCGGTGGCTGCGAACGCGGTCGGCTACAACGCCGGTATCAGCATCGACACCATCTGCCGTTCGGTCCTCCAGGCCGGAAGCAACGTGATCTACGCGACCGGTGGTGCGACGGACCCGTCGAGCCGCACGACCATCAACTCGGATGACACCCTCGCAGCGAACGATGTCCGCCGCGTGGTTGCTCAGCTCCGTGGTGCGAACGTGCCGACCATCGGTGGTTCCTACGTCGGTTTCATCCACCCGGATGTCTCCTACGACTTCCGTTCCGCGACGGATGCCGCCGCGTGGCGTACCCCCGCGAACTACGTCAACCCCGAGGGCATCTACAACGGTGAAATCGGCATGTTCGAGGGTGTCCGCTTCATGGAGTCCCCCCGCGCCCCGCTGTTCGCCAATGCGTCGGACAACTCGGGTTCGGCTGGCACCATCGACGTGTACGGCACCCTCATCATGGGCCGTCAGGCTCTCGCTAAGGGCATCAGCCTCGGCGGTGAGTACGGTTCGCAGCCGACCATCGTGTACGGGACGGTCACGGACCTCCTGAAGCGTTTCCGCCCGGTGGGTTGGAAGCACTTCGTCGGGTACGGGGTGTTCCGTCAGGAGGCTCTGCGCCGCATCGAGTCCGCGTCGAGCATCGGCACGAACGCCTAACTTTCCTTCCCTCCGCCCAGTTCGGGAAGATGAGCAGGCCCCCCGCGCAAGCGGGGGGTTTTGCTATTGTCCGTGCATGGCTACGTTTCGTCCCCCGACAGATTTGTATGTGTCTTGGGATGACGGCACGGAAGGCATCTTCAGGTATTTGAAGAACTTCCCGAGGGGCAGAAACGTGTACAAGTTGACTGATGGATCGTTCACGGAGAACCAGCCGGGGGACATGTCCACGGTTGAGAAGATTTATCATGGGGGCCATATCCATGAGTTGACTGCCGCTGAGGAAGCGGACCTTATTGAAGCTGGATACGAGGATTACATAACGTGAAACACGCAGAGACGCATCCGTCGCTGGATGTGGAAGGGTGCTTCGGGTGTCGGGTTGCCGGGATTTCTTTCGGTGCTAACTCGACGACGACCCGTGGGGCGCAGGTTGAGGCGACGAACCGGACAGCGAAGAACTGGGATAAGGACATGCCTGCCTATAAACGGTTGCGGGAGAACGGGGTTCAGCCTCGCGGGATTGACGGTGCTGCGGCGTTGGAGGCAAGGGCTGAGACGGTTGCCCAGGTTGAGGGCCGTGTTGATGTGGAGCGTCTTGTGGCGCGTGGTGTTGCTGAGTGAATGTCCAGTCGTGGACCGGGTATGACGATCCCCGGTTTGGTTATGGGGCGATGTTCCACGGGTTCAAGGATGTTCTTCCGAAGACGGCGGTGTTGGACCGGCATGGTTCGGTGAACATCCATATGTCTGTACCGAACGTGTGCAAAGGCTGGTTTGAGGGGCAGCATCGGGTGGTGTTTACGATGTGGGAAACGGACCGGTTGCCTGACAGGTTTAGGCATTGGTTGGGTCAGTATGATCAGGTGCTTGTCCCATGCGACCATAATGCCGACTTGTTTGGTCAGGTTTGTGGGGATGTGCGGGTGGTGCCGTTGGGGGTTGACCGGAAGGTGTGGTTTCCTCGGGAACGACCCGGTGGTGACGTGTTCAGGTTTGCGGCTGGCGGGTCGTTGTGGCGACGCAAAGGGTTGGACATCGTTGTTGAAGCGTTCAACCGTTTGAAGTTACATAACGCGGAACTGCACATCAAAGCGGCCCCTCATGCGCGTGACACCCCGACGAAACCGTTGGGGAACAACATTTTTTTGCATCGAGAGTGGATGACGTTGGATCAGCAGGTGGGGTGGTTCAACGAGGCGGATTGTTATGTGGCGGTCAGCCGGGGTGAGGGGTTCGGGTTGATGCCCCTCCAAGCCATCGCGTTAGGTGTACCTAACATTGTGTCGTTGACGACTGGGCAAACCCAGTTCGCAGGGTTGGCGACCTACCAAATCTCATGCGCCAAATCCCGAGCTGACACGACAGGGATGTGGGACGAACCCGATTTGGGGGAAGTTATGGATGCGATGCTGGACGCATACCGTAACCGGGAACGCAACAATGTGGTGGCCCGCAAACAGGCGGCATACACCTCGAACTGGACATGGAGCAAAGCGGTGAAACAGTTGTTGCAGGCTGTCCCGACCGGCACCTTGCTGGACGACCCTGAGTGGGTCACCCCGAACGTGGAGGTGGACATCAGGGTGAAACGCCGTGTCAACGCTGACATCGGGAAACACAACTATCGGATGGTCCCAGGCACAACGTATCGTGTCCCTGAGGGCGTGTTTCAGGTACTATCAGATGCGGATGCCCTGGAGGATCAGTGAAGAAGAAGCAGACACCGTTTTGGGACACGAAAAACCCGAAGAAGAAGTCCACCCCGTTGACGGCGGAACAGAAGCGGATGGCTCAGGCCCGCGCGAAGAAGGCTGGTCGCACCTACCCGAATCTTGTTGACAATGCGTGGGCGGCGAAGCAGTGACTATCGAGTATCGGGGCGAAAAGTTCGCTGGCTACAACAAACCGAAAAGAACCCCCAACGCCGCAAAGTCCCACGCTGTTCTCGCCAAAGAAGGCGACAAGGTGAAGCTGATCAGGTTCGGTCAGCAAGGGGTTCAGGGGTCGCCGGAAGGTTCTGCCCGCAACAAAGCGTTCAAAGCTCGCCACGCAAAGAACATCGCCAAAGGCAAAATGTCGGCGGCGTACTGGGCAAATAAGGTAAAGTGGTAGGGCTATGGCTCAACCCGCAGACCAGGATCTGATTATCACCCGTGGCGACACCGAA